GCTCCTGTCTTGGGTAATACCATATCTAATGCCGATTTCGCCTCGACACCCTCATCTACCAACTCGCACAGAATGTCTCGCATCAGAATACGCCTAATGAGCTCTGAGACATTACCCCCGGTGACGATGGCGGCACGTTTTCGGAGTTCAGTATCAAGGCCCTGAGACAATTCGAGAAGTCGTTTCATAATATTCCTTTCTATACACACTTAAATATACACCTATTCCGAATAATTGTCAAGGTTTATTTTTTATTTCCTTAGTATTCCTCATAAAATTCATGGAGTTCCAATGAATTTTTAATAATCTATTAATATGGTCATTCTAAGTGTTCAGATAAGTTTTCCTTCCTTTTTGATTTGGGGGGCCGGTAGCTCCGGCCTCTTTTTAAAAACAGTCAAAAAGGTCCAAAAAAATCAACCAGGAGGAAAAAAATGTCAAAGCGTTGGATCCCGTTCCCTAACCTCGCCTCTCACGATCTCACAGATCTATTTGGGCTTGCAAATCTTAATCTCACACAATTGGGTATTCTGGCCGCAACTCTTATGCAAATGGGCGGTCGAAGTCGGGCAGTAGTACGCTATCGGATCGGCAGAGGTTACGACATACATCGACAGGTAATCGACATGAGTTCTGCAGCAGTTTGGCAGTGGTTCGACAGTAGTTCTGCAGTAGTTACCCTATCTAAGCCCTTGATAAATCTACTAAAGCTAAAACAGACTGACAATGACAGTAGTTCGGCAGTAGTTCTGCAGCAGTTCGACAGTAGTTCGACAGTAGTTCGGCAGCAGTTCGACAGTAGTTCGACAGTAGTTCGACAGCAGTTCGACAGTAGTTCGGCATCTAAGCCGTTGATAAATCTACTAAAGCTAAAACACACTGACAATGACAATGACAATGACACTCCTCCTGACGGAGGAGACAGAGACAGAGACAGGGACAAAAAAGGCACCTACGGTGCCTATTGCCAAGAGCCAGCCGCCAGAGAGAACTATGGCCAAGACCAGCCAGCCAAGACAAATGTGAGACCCGATTCTCAGGACCCTATTCAGATCCAAGACAAAGCCCTTGACGAGAGATTCCAGTGTTCATATCCTGACCTGTACAAAAAATTCCTGAACCTGTATCCAGAACCTGACAGTGAGATCTTGCGAGGCCTCTGGGTAACAACACTTGATGAGACTAAGTTCCCTGCTACAGATCTGATAAGAGCCACTGAGGCATATATGACCCACAAGGACAGGCCCGCAATGAAGATTGAAAAATGGCTATCTGGGGCATGGACCAAGTGGATCCCATTTAAGTCAAAGGGCATGATGACCGGTCTTGGCATACTGACTCCTGCCGATGCCGTAAGGGATGAAGGTCTCAAGAAATCTATGAAAAACGTCCACACCGTAAAGGAGATTTTAGCATGAAATGCGCAAAATGTGATTATGAAACCATCTATGCACACTGTGAATGTGGCTGGAACCAGCAGGGTGTCCCACCCCTGTTCAAGCTGGCAATTTATGATGATCTCCCGGTAGAGCCTGACAGGAGCCTGGTTGTAAATCTTTATGGACCCACAGGAACCGGGAAAACCCACGGGGCCTGGGCCATGGCAAAATATCTGAGATGGAAATATAACCTGAAAATAGGTATTATTCGAGGACAGGAATGGTCAAATCTGCCGAGTGCCATGGAGGCATATACAGCTCCCAAAAATCAGGATGTGCTGATCATCGATGAGTTTGTGTCTACAGGTGGATCTGTGCATCCAGAACTTTATGAGGTTTTGGACAGGAGGATTGAACAGAAAAAAATTACTGTCACCACGGAAAATGTCCTGCCGATAGATGATAGAATTAGATCCCGCATGGATTATGGGTTCACAATCGATTACACGGGATTGAAGGATTTAAGAGTCAATACTGAAGCCAGGACCAAAATATGGCGAGCCCGGGCCCAGGAATGGAAATTGTGGCTATCATGGCATCAGGAAAAACAAAACCAAAACGAATGTCAGGCTCTGGACCGGCAGGAAGAATTTTTACGGAAATGCAGAGCGGCGAAAAACAGACAGGAAACCTCAGAATGAACTCAATTTCCTGGACAACAAAAGACAACCTGATTACCATCCTCAGATCCCATGACCAGTTCCATCCCATCCACGGAGAGGCCCTCACAAAGGCCCTGAACCTCACCGGTGAAGCCGAGCTCCGATCCTACATCAACAATGCCCGATCGTCCTGTACACCCATCTGCAGCTCCTCTGAGGGCTACTGGCTGGCCACTTCCTCAATCGAAATAAAGGGCACTATCCATGACCTATCATCCAGGGCCTCAGCCATCAATAGGGCCGTCGCCGGTCTAAAAGTGACCTGTAAAACCATGGAGAAACAAGAGTTGGGTTTCGGGTCAGACGGGACCCGGTTCCAAAATTATGACCTTTTCTACGATCTGGATAACTATTTCATGACCGATTCGAGTATCATAACCATGACCGTTTCCGGGCCAGGATCCTCCTTAACAGCCGGAAACAGGCCAAGGAGACAGGCAAGGTTAAAACCACCAGGACTACCAAAAATTAGTCCGAGTTAAGCCTTGACCTTAATTAAGCGGTTAGAATGGAGTTTTAAAAGCCCACCATGATAGAATGCTACATGATCGGGGTACAGGCCCCTGAATATGATACCCAGGAACTGGATCTCATAACCATAGCCTCATTGTTTATGGGACTTTTCCTTGATGCTTTAAACAACGACCTCCCTCCCATCAGATTCCGCGTTGGCGGAATACACACGGAGGAATCCTGGGGTAACTGCCAACAATTCTCGATATCAATCCCCATCACGCATAAAGAAAAAACCATGACCTGGACATCATTCGAGGACTTTGTCATCGGAGAGCATGCCACGGCCCTGGCCCAGACACTCCGACGTCGTACGAATAATACAACTCTCATCAGTTATCCCATGCCTATGCCACCAGGGGGGATTTCAGGGTGTCAGATAGAATTTTTTAACTTATCCTTGCGCCTCGTCGAGGGTTATGGTCTTGAGCCTATTGTCATATATCCACGCGTTGACCTAAACCAAACGTATTTTAACTTTTCCATGATATTGGGAGGATTATAAGGAGGATTAAGGGTTAAGCTGAAGTCGTTAGAGAAAGACAGGTTGAACCTTGCAGGAAGAGATCGGTCTATTGCTCTAACGAAGAAGGCTTACTCCTACTTCAAGCACCTATATCGAGTGCTTGAGGTTCAAACGCCAGGGCTCACAGCCCCGTGCTTTACTCCCCCGCTGGGGAATTACGGCACAGGTTAGCTCATGAGTCAGTAATGATTCAGAGCTAATGGTAATCGGGCTCTATTTCTGGTCGGGTCCGTAAGTGGTAAACACTTTAGGAGTTGAAAGGACTCCTTGAAAATTATGTCGAGCCATTTTCAATTTCGACAGATTTTCTAAACCAGGATTATAATAACCTTTTAATACCTGAAAGATAGGTATGGATGATAGCACCTCAAACGGCTCTCCAGACCCGATTCAGGGCCCAAAACCAGCAAAACACCCCGGTGGAAGGCCATCAAAGTACCGCCAGGAGTATTGTTCAGAGATTATTGATTGGTTCACCACATATCCCGATTTCCCCACGTTCGAAGGCTATAGCAATCGTATTCTGGGCGTGTCTATGACTCGACTATATGATTGGGGCCGGTCCCATGAAGAGTTCCGGTCTTCCATGGAGAGGTGCTCTCAGATCCAAAAAGAAAGATTATGCAATAAGGCCCTAAAAAACGAATATAACGCAAATTTCGCCCGATTCGTGGCCTATAACCTGGGCATGAGCTCAGAGTCATCAGCAGTACAACGCATTCAATCTGATATCAATGTCCAGGGCTCTGTCTCAGTGAACTGGATAGGGACCGATTCCACGACAAACCAAGGAAAACCCAAATGACCACCACATACAAAGCCGATGACCTTCCTGGCTCCAAAGAAATAGGAACTCTCTCTGACGGGGCCTGTGTCTATTCCGTCGACGGAGCATATGTCCGAGATCATATCGATGTCTCATGGATCGGTGGAGGATCAGGACTCGAGAATGATTTCATCAGCCCCAAAGAGATCTGGGTAGAACAAATGGCTGATGAGGACGACCAAGAAGCTCTCATGGCCCATGAAATCTCTGAATACCTTCTCATGGAATATGGCAAGATGGATTATGAAAAGGCCCATGAAATGGCAAATTCCATTGAACAGGTCATGCGAGGCGGTGAAGAAGAAGAACCCTCAGAAGAACCCACTGAAGGAGAAGACAACATGACATCCTCGTACGGAACCGGCAAGTTTGGTGGAGAAATGCCCCTGAGAAGCGGTTTAAGGCCCCTTGGGGGTGTCCCAGCTATTGGCATCCACATCCTGGCCATACCCAAAGGCGGCGAGATGAAGGTGCCCCAGGCCCGGGTCAAAGGCAAGGTGAATCCTGATGAACCAGGCGCCGGCGCAAAGAAAAGGGCCCATTTAAAGAATCCGAAAGCTAAGATTGAGGCCACAATGGGCGAGTTCAAACGTGGCACTCTTCGATCTGGCGGGTCCGGAGCTCATGTCACCAACAGGGCCCAGGCCATCGCCATCGCCCTGTCCCAGGCCAGGAAAGCCGGAGCCAGGATACCACAGGCCGCATAAGTCATTGATAATCTACTAAAGGTGCTCTGGAAATTTTAGTTAAAGTGATACATTAATGAGAACTCTGTCTGATATCCTCGCAGTCCAGCGGCTCGATCCCGCAGCCATGACTGATTCCGGTCGACTCTGGATCCCGGACCTGGTCCGAGACAATATTGAAAAGGGTATATATTTTGGATATGTAAAACATATAGGGCCCAAGGTCCGGGACGTGTCCGTAGGTGATAAGGTCATGTTCAGTCGGTGGGAAAATGAGCCCTGGGAATCGGGCATTAAATATTGTGGAATGCATGAAAGGGACGTTATGGGAATCATGAGTCCAAGTCTTCATCCATTGTCTGACCATCTTCTTCTCGAGCCCCTGAAACCAGAACCAATCTCCAAAGGCGGCATTATAATCCCCGACAATGCCCAGGACAGGCCCCTCAGGGCCCGGGTCCTGGCCGTGGGCCCAGGCCTGTGGGAGAACGGCTGTCGGACACCTATGGAAGTCAGTCCGGGCGCCATTGTGCTTTATGGCAAGCTGGCCGGGACTGAGATCACATTGGAGGAAAAACAGTATCGGATCATCAGGGAGAAGGACATTCTTGCCGTTGAGTCTGATGCGTAAACTACCACATGGACACGACCAGTCAAGAAGAGATCGAGGAACTGAAGAGACGGTTCCCGAACTGGCACCCACCAGATCCCAATCAGAGGCTTGATGAAGAGTCAGTTTCAGACTGTCCACACTGCGAATAATCCTCAAGCCATAGACATGCCGGCGAAGTTCAAAGCGTTGGTATTGTCTGGGAAGCGATTCAAAGTGGCCCATGGCGGCCGTGGTGGTGCAAAGACCTATTCTTTTGCCACAATATTCCTGCTCAAAAGCCGCGAGAAAAAGATCCGGGTCCTATGCGCCCGTGAAATCATGCGGTCAATAAAAGAATCAGTTCATGCCACGTTATGTAAACGGATCCAGGACCTGGGTCTGTCTTCAGAGTTTATTATACTTCGTGATTCCATTGTCCATACCAAGACCCAGGCCGAGTTCCTGTTCGTCGGCTTATATCGCAATATCCAGAACCTAAAGGGACTTGAGGATATTGACTATGTCTGGATCTCAGAAGGTCAGTCAGCCTCAGAAGAATCCCTTCAGGTGCTCTTTCCTTCTATCAGGAAGAACGGGTCTGAGATCTGGATTGAGTTTAATGATGAATATGAGGACCAGGCCGTTTACCGCAGGTTTGTAGCTAATCCGGAGCCTGATGCCGAGGTCATTTTCGTGAACTGGAATGATAATCCATTCATTTCCCAAACTCTCCTGGCCCAAAAGGACAGTGATTATGCCCGATTACCGACCATGGCTCCACATATTTGGGAGGGGAAACTCAAGGGCTTTGGAGGATTGATATGGACGCCCCCATTTAATCCTCAGGTCCATGTCCGGGACTTTCCGTGGCATATGATCCAGGACAAGGTCAATGTCATTCATGCTTTGGATCCCCATCAACATTTCTATCCTGCGGCGGTATGGATTGCCCTGATAAAGATGACTAATGGGGTCATGTATCGATGGGTATTTGCTGAGTGGCCTACGTTTGGTACCTTTTCAGATTATTATTCCGCGGTTAGAACTAAGGTGCCCTTTACCGGGACCCTGATGGACATGTCTACCACGTTCAAGGACATTGAGTCTAAGATTCCAGTCCCGGTCCGGGCCCGGTACATCGATAGCCGGTTCGCTAAGGGGATTGGAGGTGCCGGTTGGAGTGCCTGGACCAATAAGACTGAGGGAATTGTCGAGTCCTGGAGGAAACCGGAGAATGGGGCCCTAACCTATATCTGTCCCCGGGAGGGCATCATGGATGCCCAGAGGAATGTCATCAAGTCGTATATGACCTATGACACAACCCAGCCCATAAATGAACTGAATGAGCCCACGACGTTCGTGAGCCCGGCCTGTAAGAATCTGATACAGTCTCTACAGAACCATAGATTGGAACAGGACTCGGAACGAGAGGCAGAGACTTATAAGGATTTCTCGGACTGTTTGCGGATAGGGTTTGCGGGGTTACAGTCATGGAACTGGGTCAATGACAATCCCTCGACATATTATGATGAGTTTCCCAGGCGTGACCTGAGTCACAGTGCAAATTCATGGCAAAGGATTTAATAATATCCTTTTAATACTGAGAACCAGAATATTATGATGGAAGACGATCCCAGCGACAAAACTGATGAGAATCTGACCACAGACGATGAGCTCTTGGCCGAGGCCAAGGAGCGCATGAAGATGTGTGAAGAGTATATGATCAATATACATGGAGAGTCCAAAAAGGACCTCCAGTACCTTGATTCGAATCAATGGGACACAGAGGTCAAGACCCAACGGGAACAGGATTCCAGGCCCTGTCTGACCATCAACCGGCTGAATGCCTTTGTGAATCAAGTCAAAAACGATTATATCCAGAACTCTCCCTCTATTAAAATCAGTCCCGTGTCAAATACGGACAAGGCCACGGCGAATGTCCTGAATGGCATGGTCCGGCACATTGTGAATAACATCGACGGAAAGAGTGCCCTGGACTGGGCCCTGACCTGTGCCATTAGATGTGGCATTGGATTTGTCAGGGTCAAGGCCGATTATCTTTGGGATGATTCGTTTGCCCAGGAACTCCTTATCGAGCGTATTGAAGATCCTCTTCTGGTTTATTTTCCCCTGCCCCTTTGTAAGCTCCAGGACTGGTCAGATGCTCCTTATACTCTGATCAGGACTCTTTTATCTAAAAGAGACTATAAAGAAATCTATGGAGAAGACGAGTTTAAAAACCTGCAGGAATGGGAAGAGAAAAATGCCCAGTCGGGCGGTGAATACTGGGTCACAAAGGAATCGGTCTGGCTCTGTGAATACTTTAAGATCGAAAAGAAGACCGAGACCATATACCTATTGTCTGATGGGTCTGTGACGGCTGATTCAGAGAATCTTCCTGAAGGTATAACGGTCATCAAGGAGCGTGAGACCGAGCATAAGAAGGTCATGAGATATCTATTGTCGGGTGGCAGTGTCCTGGATAAGACCGAGATCCTGTCTCAGTATATTCCCATTATTCCGGTCCTTGGCGATGAGCTATCTGTTGAGGGAAAAAAGAATTTCAAGTCTCTGATCCGGGACATCCGTGATGTACAGATGATGTATAATATGCTCAAATCAAAAGAAACTGAGCAGATTTGTCTGACCGCAAAGCCCCAATGGATGGCCCCTGAGGGACAGATTCCTCCCAATCTGATGGTTGACTGGAAAGCAGCTAATACCAAGAACATCGCGGTCCTGACCTATAAATCTGAGGGTCCCTCAGGCAATCCATTCCCTCCTCCGCAACAGATCCAGTATCGTGAGCTCGATGTGGCCACAGTGAATGCAGCAAAAGAGTGCGTGGATGACATGAAGGCCATCACTGGGATCCATGATGCCAGTCTGGGCGCCCAGGGGAATGAGGTTAGTGGAAAAGCCATCATGGCCAGGGTCAGACAGGGTGATACAGCAAATAGTCATTTCTATGAATCGTTTATCCGGGCCCTGAGACATATTGGCCGCATATTTATTGATATGTGTCCCTCATATTACACTCTTGAACAGGAAGTTCGGATTGTTGGTGAAGACGAGGTGGATGATATTGTCAAAATCAATACCACATATCCGGACCCCAAAACCGGTCAGATTTATGACATTAAAAAGGTCGGCAGATATGCCGTGACCGTGTCCACAGGTCCCACGTATGAGTCCCGGCGTCTTGAAACGGCCTCGGGCATCATTTCATTGGTTCAGGCGAATCCGAATCTCTTTCCATTGCTTGGAGACATTTTGCTTCAGAACCTGGACTGGGTGGGATCAGAAAGAGCAGTTCGTCGGTTACAGGCCACGATGGATCCGAAGGTTCTTGCCGCGGATGCAGATACTGGTTCTGGAATTGATCAGATGCAGTCTCTCAAGGCCCAGTTGCAAATGTTGCAGCAGAAGTCACAGCAGGATGACGCCGCTAAGGCCCAGATGACGCAGTTGATTGGGACATTGAATGACCAGATCAAGATGAAGGTGACCGAGCATCAGGCCCAGTTACAGGCGACGCAGATTAAGGCCTCGGCTGAGATCCAGAAGGCCGGCATAGGCCTTGAACAGGAAAAAATACGGCAGCATAGCCAGTATGTACAACATGCTGTGGATGCGGCCATTGATCTTCATAAAACCGGTGCGATTTTGCCACCGAGTAATCCAATGCAGAGTCCTGGCCCTGGCCAGTTTCCAGGAAATCCCGGCATGCCGTCCCAGCCGAGTAATTCAATGGGGCAGGAGTAAAAGAAAATGTCAGAGCAAACAGCAGTAGTCGAACCAGTCGTGCATGTTGAGATGATGGAGAGGTCTGATCCTAAGTACAAGTCCCCGGTCGAAAAGACCGTTGAAAAAAGGACTATGACTGAGCCAAAGGTGAAACCGGAACAGCAGAAGCCTGAAAGGGTTTCCGAGGAACCGAAAAAGCCTGAGGCAAAGGAACCCACTGAGGAACAGACTGACCCGGATCCGGTTGAGGATCCGGTTGAGAAACCGGTGATTGATGAAGTAGAAGAAGAGACGGAGAAGCCTGAAGAAAAGACCAGGCCACATAAGTCTCCTTCTGATATTCGTCATGAACAGAAGCGTTGGAATGATTTGCTTCAGCGTGAGGCCTATTACAGGGCCCAGGTGGAGATTCTCCAGCGTCAGCAGACTCAACCACAGCAGCAGCAGCCGGTCGAGGACCGGGACCTGCCCAGTCGGGCAGCGTACACGAATGATGAGGATTATGTCCATGCTCTGGTCAAGTATGAACGTGAGAAGGAACGAGTCATAGAACAGCAACAGACCCAGGCCCGGGCCCAGCAAGAGGCCCTGGATAAGTTCAATCAGAAACAGGTGGAGGCAAAGGCAGCGTACGATGATTATGACGAGGTCATAGGCTCGGCGTCTGTCGACAATCCTCTGTTCATGACCAACCGGTATCCTCATGTCACCGAAACGGTCATGACGTCCGAGTATGGGACGGATCTGATGTACTATCTGGCCAGTAATCCTGATGAGTCGGTCCGGATAGCCCGGATGACTCCGATCGCTGCCGTGAATGAACTCGGCAGGATCCAGGGATACATCGAACGGGCCCTGACAGGTAAGGAAACGGTGGCCGGGGCTAAGGAACCGGTTACTGTAACAACGCCTGAGAAGCCACGAGTTGCTCCGACGCCTTACAAGACGCCGCGGGGCACGGGTGGAGCTGGAAAGAAAAGCATCTATGACAAGGACCTGACCACGAAAGAGCGGATTGAAATGTTCAACAAATTGTAAATTAACTTTGAAAGGTGCTTTTTAATTATGGCAAACACATATATCACCCCAGACATCATTGCCTCCGGAATGTTGGCCGTGATGCATAATGCATGTCCCATGCTCAAGCATGTGGACAAGCAGTACGACAACTCGTTCGGCGAGGGCGCCAAAGTCAACGGCAACATGCCCGGCCCGAGTATTCGTATCAGAAGGCCTGTACGTTCGACCGTGACCCGTGGTGCGACCCTGGTCGTGCAGGATACGGCGGAAGAGACAATCACTCTTTCGCAGTCGACGAGACTTCAGATCAGCCGTGAGTTCACGGCCCAGGATCTCACTCTCACAGTGACGGATTTCAAGGAACGATACATCATGCCCGATGGAAAGCGTCTGGCATCAGAGGTTGAACAGGAACTGACAAAGTTGTACACATCGTGCTACAACAGCGTTGGAACTCCTGGAACAGCACCTGCGGATGATCTTCCTTATCTGCAGGCCAATGCCAAGCTCGACAATTATGCTGTCGATATTGGCGATCGTATTGCGTTGATCACGCCCGAGTCCAACACGGCGACGGCACATGGTCTGCGTGATGTGTTCAACAAGCAGGACGTGGTCGGGAAACAGTATGTCAGCGGCCGTATGGGCGAGGCGTTTGGTCTTGAGTTCTATATGGACCAGAACCTTCAGAACCATTTGACCGGGTCCCGGGATGCCTCAAATGAAGGCACAGTGACAGGAAACCAGTCGGGTGCAACGTTGACGATGTCGGC